TGTATCTGAGGGTACAAAGAGTAAGACAGACTCAGTAGAAGCAAACTCAACTACACTTAATATTACTGCAAGACCAATTGAAGTAAATGAGGATGTTGTTATTACATACATTGTTGCAGCTAAGGGTGATTCAAACTATGAAAACTTCTTAGTTAATGCACCAGTATTACCATCATTAGAATAAGAAAGGATTTGTTGTTTATGGAACGTAAAATAAATATTGGTAATAAAGAAATAAGATTAAAATCATCTTTATTTACTATGATTGCATATAAAAATCAATTTGGCACAGACTTGTTTCAAGATGTGTCTAAGATGGATGTTAAAGAGGATAAAGAAACCCAGGATGTTTCTGGAGTCATTCAGGTATTATTTCAAATCATTTATGTTTTAAATAAACCATTTAATGATGTTTCATTTGATGAGTTTTTAAATCAATTTGATTTTGAGATTTTAACAGATACTAATTCTTTAACAAAGGCTATGCAAGTTATAGGTGAGTTATTAGGTTCTGCAAAGAATAAGCAAAACAATAAAACACCCTATAAAGGGACCAAGCCATACACCAACAAGTAATATAATATTCAATTTATCACAAATGGGCATCTCAATAAGGGATGCCTGTTTTATTGAAATTGATACATATTTTGAATTACTTGAAATGTACAAAGAAAGTATGGACAAAGAAAAAGGTCCTAAACCTGCAACGCAATCCGACATTGATAATTTCTTATTGTAGGAGGATTAGATTATGGCTGAAACTATAAAAGGTTTAAATATTAAGTTAGGTTTAGATGCTACTGAATTAAATCGTGAATTAACCGAGTTAAAGTCTGAATTAAAAGAGCAACAAAATGACCTAAAGGCTATTAATGCAAAATTAAAATATGACTCCACAAATATTGATGTTTGGAAGCAAAAACAATCTAAATTAAATGAAATTTTAGAAACTACTAAGAAGAAACTTGAAACTCAAAATAAACGATTAGAAGATGCTAAAAAGGCAGTTCAAATCGGTGCTATGAGTGAAACTGAGTTTAAGAAGCTTCAAAGAAGTGTGGAATACACTGAGGCTGATGTTGCAAAGCTTAATAAAGAATTAGAAACAACGGCAAATAAGATATCTGCACTTGGTAAGGTTGAATGGAGTAATATTTCAAAGATTGGTGCCGGACTAACTAAATACATTACTGCACCAGCTATTGCAGCTACAACTGCAGTAAAAGCATTAGCAATTTCAACTTTAAAGAATCTTGATGATATAGCAGATAATGCAGCTAAAGTTTATATGAGTGCAGAAGCATACCAAGAATGGTCCTATGTATGTGAGATCTTAGCTGTTGATGCTAATCAATTACAAAAGTCATTTGTTAAAGTAAATGCCTTACTTGGTGATATAGCTAAAGGCGATGCGGATAACGTCAATAAGAAATTATCTGCAATTGGTCTAACTGCTAAGGACTTACAAGGACTATCAACTGAGGATGCATTTATAAAAATAAGAGACTCATTATCAGAACTTGGTGATGAGGCTACAAGGACAGCTGTTGCCAATGAGATATTTGGTGATAAGTTAGGCTCTGAATTAACACAAGTATTATCTGCAAGTTCAGATCAGATTGATGATCTAAGAGCTAGATGTAGAGAACTTGGAATTGCAACAAATGAAGAAGCAGATGCAGCAGGAGCATTTACAGATAAATTATCTGACTTAAAACAAGCTGTTAATAGTTTGAAATATGAACTTGCTATGGCATTATTACCTACACTTAATTCGATGGTTGATACTTTAACAAATAAAGTTATTCCTAAGATTAAGGATTTAATTAAATGGTGGAATGGCTTATCTGATTCAACTAAGAAACTAATAAAGGTAGTTGGAGGTCTTTTAGTAGCACTTGGTCCTGTACTTACTGTTATAAGTAAAGTTGGTGGCGCTATAAGTAATGTTAAAAATGCTTTTGATGCAACATCAGGTGCTATAAAGATATTTGGTGGAACCTTAAAAGCATCAACAGTAGGCTGGGTTGCTCTAATAGCATTAATTGCAGTTATATTACTTCAAAATGAAAAGTTCAGGGAATTATTAAAGAAATTATGGGATATCTTGCAACAAATAATCGGTAAGATTATGGAGTTGTTTGCAAAACTTAAACCTGTCTTTGATAAGCTGATGGATGCAGTAAATCAATTAATAGATTCTATAGTTGATCTTTTATTTGATCTACTTGATGCATTAGAACCAGTTTTGAATGTAATCATGGAATTATTAACAAAGTTAATAGATATCATTGTAAAACTTATCGATGATACTATTGATGAAGTAATAAAGGTTATTGAAGTAGTTGTTAGCATCATAAAAAAACTAGCACCAATTCTAGAAAAAATAACTAATCAAGTAGCAGAAATCTTAGTACCAATTTTAGATTTAATTGTGATGTTGCTAGAGCCTATTGGTGAGATATTAGAATTAATAGTTTCTTTAATTGGTGACATCATTGAAGTTGTACTTGAACTTATTAGTGAAGTAATAGATCCGATTATGGAAGTACTAGGAATCCTAGCTGATGTAATTGGAATCATTGTTAAATTACTATCAACTGTAATTAGGGTTGTAGGTCAAATCTTAAAACCTATTTTAAAGATTATAGTAGAACTATTAAAACCAATATTTAAAGTTCTAGAAGTAATTGTATCAGTGCTTGGAACTGTAATGAAGATTATAGGTCCGCTTATCAATACACTTTTAAAGCCTTTAGTAATTCAACTTGATGTAATAAGTAAAATTTTAGGTGTATTTGAACCAATATTATCTGCAATTTGTAATGTGTTAGATGCAGTTTTAAGACCAATTCTAGAAGTTATTTATAAACTATTAGAACCAATTTTAAATATCATCAATTGGATAATGGAAGCTATCGAATGGGTTGTTAATTCAATAGGAGATTGGCTTGGTGGAATCTTTGGTAATGTTGATGGTTTCTCAGATGGAATTGTTGACTCAATAGGAGGAGCATTCGATTGGTGCTTTGATAAGATATCAGGATTCTTTGAATGGTTAAGTAGCTGTTTTGAAACATTTGTAGGATGGATTCAAGATTTAGGCGAAGGTATAGCTGATTTCTTTGGTAGTGCATTTGAAAGTATCGGTGATTGGTTTGGTGACGTATGGGATGGAGTTACAGGATGGTTTAGTGATGTTGGTGAAGCAGTGGGCGGTTGGTTCTCAGACGTTGGTTCAACCGTAGGTGGCTGGTTTGAAGATACCTTTATGGGTGGAAGCAAGAGCAGTACTACAAACAATAACAATAATGTAACAAACACAGTAACAATAAATACTACAGCATCAGAGTTTGATGTTGACTCAGTAAATAGAGCGTTAGGAGGTGCCTACTTATAATGAGAAAATTTTATCTTATTAATGATGTAGGCACTACCTACAAATTTGATTATTCATCAGGAACTTTAATAGCATCTATTGCAGATATTGGATTTCAAAAAGATAATACCTACATAACATATAAAAATACATACACAAAAGTCGATGAGAAAAATCCTCAAGTGACATTAGAATTTGGTTTAGTATTCTTAGCTGGTTATCAAGGCTATACAGACTTTTTGAAGTATGTAAGAGAGTCAAAAGAATTAAGGCTATTTTATGAAGTTAATCATAATGCTAAATATGTGTATGTCGCATTTAAGTCTATAACAAAGACTCAGCTTGAGTATGGATCACTTCAATGTAAGTTAGTTTTAGATAAATTATCTTTATGGCAACAAAAGAAGAATTATGAAGTAACAATTGGCATTGTATCTGGTGGTAAGGTTTATCCTTATACCTATCCATATACTTATGCATTTTCTTACGCTGGCCAAGTCTTAATTCAAAATGATGGTGAGGTAAATGCCCCACTTAATATTGAAATCGAAGGTGCAGTTGCAAATCCTAGAATAGAGATTTATTCAGGTGATGATTTAGTATCTACAATGCAGCTTTATGTAAGTTCAACTAACTGCAAGATTCAAGTTCATGCAGAAGAAACAAACCAATATATGGTGAAGATAGAAAACGGAATAGAGACAAATATTTATCAGTTACAAGATTTCAATTTTGAGAACTTCTTATTTATTCCAAATGGAAGTTTTAAATTAATATTCAATCCTGGAGTTACATCTAATAGTATCTGTAGGATTGAAGTTGTAGAAGGGTACAGTGGTCAATAATGGAAGTAGTATTTTTAGATTGCAGAACTTTAGAGGTTCTAGACTTTGGCTTTGCTAGTGATGATTTCAATATCATTATTGACTGTGTAGTACCTCAGGTATCTTCATTTAAGGTTAATAAAATAAATCTAAATGTGGAAGTTGGTGATTATCTTGTAATTAAAAACTCACCTATTAACTATATTGGAATTATTACATCTTTAGATGTTGAAGATAATGCTCATGTAACTGATATTAAAACAAAAGATTTTATATCTATTTTAGATATCAAAATAAAGCTAACTAACTATTCTGGAAACCTAATTTATTATTTAGGAAATCTAATAAAGAACCAATATGTAAATAATGCAGATGCAATGCAAAACTTACCTTATTTAACTGTTGAAACATCAGGCTCTATAAATGGTGCTTTAGCATTTGAAGAGGATACAGTTTCAAGCATTTCAAGTGTAGTATCAACACTTAATAAGGCTTATTCAATCGGAGTCCATTATGAGCTTATTTATGCTTTTGGTGCGTTTGCTGGAATCAAGTTATATGTGAAGCCATGCACCATGGGACTAAGGTTAAAACATAACTCATCAAGCATTACTGATTTGGTAATAACTGAGAACAATACTCAGGGTATTAATAAAATAACCTTTGTGCCTAAAGCAAGTAATACTTCATATAGAAATACCATTTCATATTACTTGTTAACAAACGGCACAGTTACAACTTCATCAACAAGTAATTATAGATATAAAACAGTCGTTGGAACTACAAAACTTTATGGCGATAACGACTATAATTCTTTACTTACAACAGCAAAAACAGAGATGATGTCTTCCTCATTCGACCATTCAATTACATTTAAGTATTTGACGAATAATAAGATAGCATCTCTTTTTACTGATATGAATGTTGGTGATTTTATAGAGTTCATTGGTCCAAGTAAAACTTATGACACAATGATTACTAAAATCAATTTTAAGAATAATCTCTATCAACCAGAGATAACTCTTGGTGAGTATAGAGTTTCATTAACTGAAAAACTAAAACTATTATCTATGAAATAGAGGAGGATTTTATATGGGATTAGTAAAAATAACATTTGATGATTCAACAGTTACATCTAAAGAAGATGCGGATATTAATTATCATCTTGGGAACTTAGTGCCTGCAGGAATTATAAAAGGCTTAGGTGACCAATGTTCTGCATCAATTTCAAACAATAGAATTATATTTGGAAGTGGCTATGTTCAGATATATGGTAGAAGGATTTTTGTAGAGTCACAAACATCAGTATCAATTACAACAGATTCAACAAAATATGGTTATGTAATTATTACAGTAAATTTATCTACCAACTCAGTATTAATTACAACAGTAGAATCCACCTCATCAAGTATTTCACTTACTCAACAAGATTTATCTAGATCAGGTACGATCTATCAAATGCCTTTAATCAAATATAGAAAGACTACAAGCTCTGTTTCATTTGATACATCATTTACACCTACATACATTGAACCTGCTATGCCTGTTGCACAGCAAGCACTAGCTAAGGCTAATTCAATCTCCTTAAAAACTGTAAAACTATGGCAATATACATATGACTATGGTGAATATGAATGGAAGAGCAAAGTAAGTTTTGATATATCTAGCATTCCATCTGATGCAATAGTATTAATAAAGTTTGAAGATGGTGATGTAGAAGGATATGGTAGTTTATCAAATACTCCAGGATGCTTAGTGTTCCAAAAGGGTGACTTAACTTGGAATGAAAATAAAACTCAAATTAGAAATGATAATAATAGCGGCTGGATTGGAATTACTATATCTGGTACAGATGGAGAGCATATTGATATCACATGGAGTACAAATACTAATATGTTTGGAATGGTTAGTTTGATTGGCTACTATGTAGGATAGGTGATGGTATGGAGATTACACAGTTAGTTATTACAGTAGCATCAGTTATAACGGCTCTAGGAGTAATTCTTGGAGTCATTTTAACTGTTTACAAATGGTATTTGAAAAATGAAAAACAAGATTCAGCTATAAAAGAAATAAAAGAAGAACAGGCTTTATTAACATATGGCGTTTTAGCATGTCTTAAAGGTTTAAAGGAACAAGGATGTAATGGTAGTGTTACTGAGGCTATAAATGCCATAGAAAAACATATGAATAAAGCTGCACATAAATAGGAGGAACTATGCAAGAAATATTATTAAACATTCTATATATTTTAGTTACAACAGTCATTATTCCTTTAATGACAACTATTGGAGTAAGGACTATTAATAAAATAAATGGTGAGATAAAAAATAGTAGAGATGCAAAGACTTTAGGTGATGCAACGTTGGTTGTCACAAATGCCGTTAAAACGGTCTTTCAAACTTATGTTGAATCATTAAAGGCATCTGGAACATTCACGCCAGAAAGACAAAAAGAAGCCCTACAGAAGGCTAAAACAATAGCATTATCGCAAATCAAAACTGATACTCAAATATTCATTCAAGAGAACTTTGGCGATTTTGATAAATGGCTAGAAAATCAAGTAGAGGCCACTATTTATAAACTAAAGAATAATTAGCCATGGAAAAACTTGCAATAACGTCATTTTTGAAATATAATCAAATTGATATAAATCGATTTGGAATGGTGATGTTTATGAGAAGTACAATACATAAAGTATTTATATGTATATACTATATTTTTTTCATCCTTTTTGTAATAGGAGTAGGCTTTGGAATATTCAACGGAGCTTTTGCCCTTATTCCATATTTAATTGGAGTTGTGTCTGCTGCTGCAGTATGGGGAATAGCTTTAGTAGGATGTATAATTTGTGGTGGTGGATTAAAAGGATGCGGAGTTTATCCTTTTAATGGTAGCAAATCTAAATCATCAAATGATACTTCAACAACAAGTATTATAGATACTGACTACAGTTCGAGCAGCATAGAAGATGATGATTTCCATGATGTTTACCCAACAGATAGTGAAGGTAATCCAATGACTGATAAGCCTCCAGTTAGAATATATAGTGCTAATGGTTATCAAGGTGAAGGTGATGACGGAAAGAAGTATGAACGAGACACTTATGGTGACGGATGGCATGAAATAGATGATTAAAATAAACATCGTGTAATGATTTTAATGCAAGTCTAATTATGAAAATATAATAATGTACTTTTAATGCCTGTGAGGAAATTAATCCTTGCAGGCTTTTTTCTTTTGTGTATATAATTAAGTTCGATGTTTTATATGAGAGATTTAATTGACAGGTTTGGTCCTTACTGGAGCAAACATTTATCTTATAATTTTCATATGGCGATGTTCTATAGAGTTTGCTATACTGTATTAACAACCTTCGGTGATACAAGTGTTTTTTATTTGGCTTTTACTGATAAAGAAAGAATAACACCAATTGCTTATGGTAGAAGACTTGATGATTTTGATTTGTATATGGATAAAGCACAACTATATTTTGTTAAAACTACACCATCTAGGTATAGACTATATTTAGAAACTATGTTTTGTAAGACTTATGGTGAAAAAGTAAGAGCAGGATTTCATGCTGTAACAAACCTTAGGACACAAACTGAAGAAGAAATATATGAAATGTCAGGCTTTCCTAAAGAAGCCTTTGAAAAATATTTAAAAAGAACAAGAGAATATAAACAGGTCACATACAATGGTAAAGTATACTCAATGTGGAAATTAAGAAAGTATACAAATGAGCATGAAAACATATTAGATCCGAACATTTATAAAAAGTCTTATTTATATGAGCCTGTGGATATTGATGATGTACCTGATAGAGATCCATTTGAAGAGGATGAATTCTGTATTGATAATCAAATGATTTATACACTTATGCTCGGAATAAATAGAACATTTGGTATAAACAAAAAAGTCTATATTGCCTATTTTGATAGGGATTTAAAGCATCCTGTTGGAATAGGACTTAACAGATATGATATGCAGTTTTATCAAAAACGATTAAAGAAGTTATATTATGTTGAAACCACTCCAATACGATTTATGTATTATATTGAGGAAAGAATATTTCATCCTGAACATGAATATTTTTTAGTAGAACAAAGGCGAAATGAATATTTTAACTATTATGTTATTCTTAAATCATTTGCTGAAGGCCGTGAAATATTTGACTTTGTAATCGATGAGGGTGTAACGATTCGTTATTTATTAGATAAAAGATTCTATAAAAAATATGCGAATCAGCGTGAGAGACTTTTAAAGAAATGCATTGAAATATTTAAGATTAAAGACGATTTTTTCAACAATGAATTTTATAAGACTACTAATTTGATGAAGTTTATAAATTATTCTAAGATTCCATTTTCAGCAGATTATAGAAGAGAAGATTAGGCTGTTTTTTAAAAAAATAAGAAAATGTTTACATAGGGTATTTGGAGAGATTTTTCTCAAAAAGTGCCCTTTTTCATTTGATTTTCAAAAATAATTTAAAGTTTTAAAGAGTTTTTGAGAAAATCGTTATATTAGCCTAACTACCATCGATTTGACAACCAAAAATTAAGTGATAAAATGGCGTTGAAGATTAATAGCGCTAATAATTATTCAGGAAGGTTGGTGAAAAGATGGAACAATTAACTAAGAAAGAAAGTGAAGTATTACTTATGGTTGTTAAAACCGAACTTGATGAATTACCTGATCTTATTAATATATCAGATGATAAAGATAAGAAAGAGTTAATCGAGTATCAAAAAGTAGTATCTTCAATTTATAATAAATTACAGAAATAGAATTATATAAGTAGTTCACACTCCTTTGAATTACTTATTCCTATATTGACGGAGCAAACCTCCTTTCTAAGAAGTCACAATATCCTCTTATTGTGGCTTTTTTTATTTTTTTAACTTTTTTTCAAAATATCCGCCGAATTGGCTTCTAGCTGTCCCTTAACACTTGAGGGGTGAAGAAAACAAACTAGCACTCCCAGAAAGAGTCAATTTATGGAAAAAGAAAAATTGGACCGTAGAGGTCAGTTAATTGATGATATTGCGGAGTCATTAATTAACTTAAGTATTCTTGCCTTAGAATTTGCACTTGAAGTTCTAGGTCAAAGAAAAGAAAAGTCTGGAGGTAAGCCAAATGGATGCTGCTCTAGATAGAATTTTTAGTAAGATGCATGTTGCACAGAATAAAATCGATGAAGGATTAAGACTTATGGATGAAGCCACTAAGGAATTAGAGCTTTTTGAAAAAGGTATCGATGCTACAGAGGAACCTAAGGAAGTTCAAGAAGCTCGTGTTGAAGCACAAAGAAAAGTAGAACTTGAAGAGGTTAGAAAAGTATTAATTACTTTAACAAGAAAAGATATGAGACTTCAAGTAAAAGAGCTTCTTAAAAAATATGGTGCTGAAAAGTTATCATCAGTTAATCCTGAAGATTATGCTAACTTGCTAGATGATGCAGAGGCCTTATTAAATGGCAGCAAATAGCCACGCACTATTATCTGCATCAAGTGCTCATAGATGGTTAAACTGTACGCCATCTGCAAGATTAACTGAGGCGATGGATGACATCACATCAGAGTTTGCAAAAGAAGGTACAGATGCCCATGCCTTATGTGAGTACAAACTGAATAGTTTATTAGGCATTGAAGAAGAATATCCAGAGTTAGAATACTATTCAAACGAAATGGAAGAATGTGCTAATGGCTATGTTGCTTATATATCAGAGGTTTATGAAGAACTAAAACAAGCAAATACTGATCCTGTTGTATTAGTAGAAACAAGACTAGATTTTAGTAAGTATGTTCCAGATGGATTTGGTACAGGAGACGCATTAATTGCTAGTGATGGTACTTTAAATATTATTGATTATAAGCATGGTAAAGGCGTAGAAGTTTCAGCAATTGATAATCCGCAAATGAAACTATATGCGCTTGGTGCATTAGAATTATTTGATTGTCTTTATGACATCAATAAGATTGTGATGACCATATATCAACCTAGATTATCAAATATAAGTACTTATGAGATAACTAAGGATGATTTATTAAAATGGGCAAATGATGAGCTAATTCCAAAGGCTCAAATGGCATTTAAGGGTGAAGGTAATTTATCCTGTGGTGCTTGGTGTAAGTTCTGTAAATTAAAGGCAACTTGCCAAGAAAGAGCAAGAGTTAATTTAGAACTTGCAAAATATGAATTTTTAGAAGCATCACTTTTAAAAGATGACGATATTGCAGATATCTTAAAAAAGGCTGATGACTTCACATCGTGGATTTCAGATGTAAAGGAATATGCGCTATCTGAGGCTTTAAAGGGAGTCAAGTATCCTGGATTTAAAGTTGTTGAAGGAAAAGCAAATAGAAAATATACAGATGAAGAAGCGGTAGCAAATGAGGTAAAAAAGCTGGGAGTTGATCCATACGATCATAAGCTTAAGTCTATAACAGAAATGACTAAGCTTCTAGGCAAAGAAAAGTTCAAAGTCCTAGATGGATACATCACAAAGCCACATGGCAAACCAACTTTAGTGCCTGATACAGATAAACGTCCAGAGTACAACTCTGCGGCATTAGATTTTGAAAACATAGAAATAGGAGACAATTAATTATGACAAACGAAATTAAAACAACTAAGGTTATTACTGGTAAGTGCGTATTATCTTACGCTAATGTATGGGTTCCAAAGGCTGCATCTGATGGTGCAACACCTAAGTACTCAGCTTCAATTATTATTCCAAAGACTGATAAGGTCACAATTCAAAAGATTAAGAATGCAATTAAAACTGCATATGATGAAGGCCAATATATCTTAAAAGGTAATGGCAAGTCTATCCCTGCACTAGATTTATTAAAGACTCCACTAAGAGATGGAGATGCAGAACGTCCTGATGATGAAGCATATAAGAATGCATACTTTGTAAATGCAAATGCCATCAATGCTCCTGGAATTGTAGATAGAGATAGACAACCTATCCTAGACCACTCAGAAGTATATTCAGGAATTATTGCAATTTGCAGTATTAGTTTCTATTGTTATAACCAAAACGGTAATAAGGGTATTGCCTGTGGTTTAAACAATATAATGAAGGTTTCTGATGGTACACCACTTGGCTCAAGAAGCACTCCAGAGGATGATTTCAAAGATATCACAATTGATGATGACGATTCATTCTTAGATTAATAACATATGGTGGTAGGCATTGTCTTACCACCTTTTTACTAATAAAAGGAGTTGATTATTATGCAAATAGAGAACTTGTCAATTGATATTGAGACATTCTCAAGTTATGACCTTTCTAAGGTTGGTGTATATAAATATGTTGAGTCACCTGACTTTGAAATACTTTTATTTGGCGTATCAATTAATGGTGGTGAAGTAGAAGTTTATGACCTCAAAAATGGCGATACTTTGCCAGATTATCTACAGGAGGCATTACTTTCAAAGGATGTAATAAAGTGGGCTTATAACGCCTTATTCGAGCGCATTTGTATTTCAAAATATCTGGGTTTGAAGCAAGGATCATACCTTGATCCATCGTCATGGCGTTGTACTATGATTTGGAGTGCTACACTAGGACTTCCATTTTCTTTAGGTCAAGTTGGCGAGGTTTTAGGAATTGATAAAAAGAAACTTGAAGAAGGTAAAAACCTAATTAAGTTATTTTGTGTTCCATGTGAACCTACAGCTAAGAATAAGTATAAGACTAGATATTTAAAAGAAGATTATCCTGATTCATGGGATTTATTCATCAAATATAATAAGCGTGATGTTGAAGCAGAACTTGCTATTAAAAATAGATTATCGAAGTTTCCTGTACCAGAGTTTGTATGGGATGAATATCATATAGACCAAAGAATAAATGATAGGGGAATAATGATCGATGAAGATCTAGCAATATCCGCCATTAAAATTGATGAACATATGAAGGATAAATTATCTAATGAAATGATTAAATTAACAGGAATTGATAATCCTAATTCACCAGTTCAACTTAAAGAATGGTTTAAATCTAAGGGTTATGATATTGACGATTTAGGTAAGAAAGCAGTATCTAAGCTAAAAGAGGAAATAACTGAACCAGATGTACTTGAAGTATTGAGACTACGTAGTCAGCTTGCTAAATCATCAATTAAAAAGTATGAGGCTATGATTAATGCAAAATGTGCTGATGGAAGAGTTAGAGGTACATTCCAATTCTATGGTGCTAATAGAACAGGTAGATTTTCAGGTCGTTTAATTCAACTTCAAAACTTACCTAGAAATGATATAGAAGAGCTTGAAGATGTAAGACGTTTAGTTAAAATTGGTGACATAGAAATGTTAGAGGCCCTATATGATGATATTCCATCAATCCTATCTCAATTAATAAGAACTGCATTTATAGCTAAAGATAATAAGAAGTTTGTAGTTGCAGACTTTAGTGCTATTGAAGCTAGAGTTATAGCTTGGCTTGCAGGTGAATTATGGCGTATTGAATCATTTAAAAATGGTGAAGATATATACTGTGCATCTGCATCACAGATGTTTGGTGTACCTGTAGTTAAGCATGGAATTAATGGTGAGCTAAGACAAAAAGGTAAAATTGCAGAACTTGCACTTGGCTATGGTGGTTCAGTTGGAGCTTTAACTGCTATGGGCGCATTAGATATGGGTTTAAAGGAAGAAGAATTAAAACCACTTGTTGATGCTTGGCGTGATTCGAATCCTCATATCACTAAGTTCTGGTGGGATATAGATAGAGTAATAAAGGATGTTATTCAAAATAGATCATCAAAGATCATTTATGGATTAACCTTTACTTGTAAAAGTGGAATGCTATTTATAACCTTACCAAGTGGTAGAAACCTAGCATATGTTAAACCAAAGGTTATGGAAATAAATGGTAGAGAGCAAATAACATATGAAGGTATAGGTGAAAACAAAAAATGGATGAGACTTGAATCATATGGGCCTAAGTTTGTAGAAAACATAGTTCAGGCCATTTCAAGAGACATCCTTTGTAATTCTATGAAGACTTTAATTAATTATGATGTTGTAATGCATGTTCATGATGAATTAATAATAGAAGCATCAAGCGATTTAGATGTTGACTTCATTTGCAAAGAAATGGCTAAACTACCTAAATGGGCTGATGGATTATTACTTGTTGCAGATGGGTTTGAAAGTAAATTTTATAAGAAGGATAGCTAGAATTAATTTTTTCTAGCTTTTTTCTTAAAATTCCGCCGTTTTAGCTTGTAGCTGTCCCTTAACACTTGAGGGGTGATTAATTTATGACTCAAGAACAAAAGCAAATAATTATAAACGGAATTAATAATAATGAATCAATAGCATCACTTGCAAGGAAGCTATCCGTAGGTGAAAGCACAATTAGAATGTTCATTAAAAGAAATATAGATAAAACAGATGATACATTATGTAAGAACTGCGGCAAGCCAATATCAAGCCTTCCACATCATAAAACTAAAGTATTCTGTTCTGATAAATGTAGAATGGCGTGGTGGAATAAGAACCAAGCAAATGTTAATAAAAAGGCATTCTATACTTTTGTCTGTCCTTGTTGTAATAAAGAAACTACTGTGTACGGAAATAAGAACCAGAAGTATTGCTCTCATGCGTGCTATATAAAAGCTAGATTTGGTGGTGATGCTAATGAATTATAGAACAAATCTAGAAAGTTTTAATGCATCATTATTTATAGCTAAAAAGCTACTAGCTAATAACGATATTTCGATTGAAGACTATATAAAAATTGAAGATAAATTAGCATCAAAATATTGTATCAAAATATCATCTATTTATCGCCAAGATTCGTTGATAAAGGGGAGTCAAAGAGGTAATATGTGTCATGAAAAAGAAGGTGATTTTATAGATGGAAATCGAGAAGATTGCAGCATTACCTAAACTTAAACGAAAGATAAGAGTAGCTGCCTACGCTAGAGTATCATCTGGTAAAGATGCTATGCTTCATTCCTTATCACAACAGGTTAGTTATTATAATAACTACATTCAAAGACATAACGATTGGATGTTTGTCGGTGTGTATTCTGATGAAGCAATAACAGGAACCAAAGAAGATAGAGCAGGATTTCAAAGAATGCTAGCTGATGCAAAGAAAGGTTTAATAGATTTAGTAATTACCAAGTCTATATCAAGATTTGCAAGAAATACAGTTACACTTTTAAAATCAGTTAGAGCTTTAAAAGATTTAAATGTTGGTGTTTACTTTGAGGAACAAAACATAAATACTTTATCAGGTTCAGGTGAACTTATGATTACAATATTAGGTTCATTTGCACAGGAAGAAAGTAAATCAGCAAGCGATAATCAAAAGTGGCGTATTAAGGCAAATTTTGAAGCTGGAATTCCCTGGGGAGCTAAGCTTTATGGATATAAATTTGTTAAGGATCATTTAGAGGTCATACCTGAAGAAGCTAAGGTAATTAAAAAAATGACAGACTATTTTTTAGAAGGATTAGGTTCTGCAGGAATAGCTAGAAGATTAAATAAAGAAGGAATCCTAACAAGAGCTGGTAAAGCATGGGGCGAATCATCAATTAGAGTTATTCTTGGAAACTATTATTATACTGGTAACATGGTGCTTCAAACAGGATTTAGAGAGAACCATATTACAAAGAAAAGAGTTAACAATAATGGTGAGAAACCTAAATATGTAGTTGAAGAAGCTCATGAAGCAATTATTCCAATTGATACTTTTAATAAGATTCAAGAAGAATTAAAAAGGCGTGAAGCTATATCAAATCATAGCCATGGACCAACTATTACACCATTTTCAAAAATGATTGTGTGTGGTAAATGTGGATGTAGCTACAAAAGGAAAACCACTAGATATAAGCATATCTGGTGCTGTAGAACCAATGTAGAAAAAGGTGCATCATTATGTAATGCTAAGATGGTTCCTGAAGATGTTTTATATGAATTATCTAAAGAAGTATTAAACATCAATGAATTTGATGAAGATTTATTTAAAGATAAGATAAAGCAAATTAAAGTCTTAGATAACAATGAAGTAGTATTCATTCTAAGTGATGATACAGAAATATTAAAATGCTGGACTCCTAAATCCAGGAGTGAAGCATGGACAAAAGAAAAAAGAGAATTAGCACGTCAAAGAGAGATAACGAGGAGGTCAACAAATGCCAAAGATAACAGTAATACCACAGAAGATTAATCCATTAACACATATTGATAATCTATCCTTAACAAAAAGAAAGGTTGCTGGCTATGCTAGAGTTTCAACAGATAGCGATGAGCAGTTTACAAGTTTTAAAGCCCAGACAGATTATTATGAAAAATTCATCAAAGCTAATCCTGAATGGGAGTTTGTAAATGTTTATACTGATGAAGGTATATCAGGAACTAATACAAAGAAGCGTGATGGTTTTAACCAGATGATTAAAGATGCAAAGGCAGGCTTAATAGATTTAATAGTTACAAAGTCAGTCAGTAGATTTGCAAGAAATACAGTAGACTCGCTTGTAACTATTAGAGATTTAAAGGACCATGGCGTTGAGTGTTATTTTGAAAAAGAAAACATTTATACCTTTGATGGAAAGGGTGAACTATTGATTACAATCATGTCATCACTTGCACAGGAAGAATCAAGGTCAATATCAGAAAACGTAACATGGGGACAGCGTAAGAGCTTCTCAGATGGAAAGGTTCATCTAGCCTATAGTAAATTTCTAGGGTATGAAAAAGGTGAAGATGGAAAACTAAAAATTGTTGATAGTGAAGCTGAGGTAGTAAGAAAAATATATAGCCTATTCTTAAATGGTGAAACAACAACATCAATTGCTAAAAGACTAATGGAAGATGGAGATAAGACGCCAGCGGGTAAAGAAAGATGGAGACCAGCAACAATCGAGTCTATTCTTACAAATGAAAAATACAAAGGTGACGCATTACTTCAAAAGAGATTTACAGTTAATTTCTTAGAGCATAAAATGAAAAAGAACGAAGGAGAGGTTGAGCAGTATTATGTTAATAATAGTCATGAAGCTATAATAGAACCTGATGAATGGGATATAGTGCAGTTAGAACTTAAGAAGAGAAAAGAAATAGGTGTTAGATACAGTTCTAAGGGTATATTCTCATCAAGACTTAAATGTGAATGCTGCGGTGGTTACTTTGGTAGAAAGGTATGGCATTCAACAGATATTTATAAAACATACCTTTGGCAGTGTAATGATAAATTTAAGAACAATACTAAATGTGATACACCTCACTTAAAAGAAGATAAAATAAAAGAAATGTTCTTAAAGGCATATAATCAATTGATGTTTAATAAAGAGCAAATAATAGAAGACTCCAAACTAATGATAGATGCGCTTGTTGATTTCGAGGCACTTGAAAAAGAAATGCAAGAAGAAGAGAAGATTATTAATGATTTATCAATTAAAGTAAAAGAGCTTGTTGATAGGAATTCTAAAACGCCACAGGAGCAAGATGAATATTTGAAAGAGTATGGTGAACTTGCATCAAATTATAATGCTCATGCAGAAAAATTAAAAAGCCTTAAAACAGAATATGAAGTTAGAACCCAACAAGTAAAGACTGTTAAAAGGACAATTAATCAAATTAAAGATTCAAATGTATTATTAGAAGAGTGGAATGATAAAATCTGGTACCTGATGGTTGATGAAGCAATAGTTCATAAAGATAAAAGTATAACCTTCAAGTTTTACAATGGAGTTGAATTAAAAATTAAGGCCTAGTGCCTTTTTTCTTTTACAGAAGAAGTTTGTAATGTTATAATTAAATTATGAATTACGATAAAAGGAGGTTTTTGAAATGCTAACAAGCGACCAAATTAATCACATAAAGATAATTAAATATTCTGGTAGATTTAGTGACTATAAAAAAGAATACTCTGAATATACAGACTTATTGAAAACTTATAATGAGTTTGTAAAGAATTATATGCCTTTAAGAAATATGGTTTCAAATTATTACGATGATAAAATACTAGAAAAAATGGTGCTTTATGAAAAATTCGTTAAAAAAAAATCTTGCTTTTCGTTTGATCTATGTTATGAAATAAAATTGGTTGATTATAAATACTTTATGGATGCTTTTGATCAAAAACAATACAAAAAGCTTGAGGGACTGCCATCTGTTTTAAAGTATGCTCTTATTGAGGGATACAATAGTGCAGTAAAAATAAATCAACATGAAAAAAAACCAGATGTTGATGTCATCAAACCAACTTACACTGATTCAGAAATTGCAGAGTTTAAAACTTCACTTTTTGAATTGTTTCCAGAATTAAATAAAAAAGAAGAGAAAAAATTAGATAAAGGTGAATTTGTAACTGAAGATGAAGGAATAGACAAAGGCGAATTTGTAACTGAAGATTAATTTTTCATGGTTTATAATCCGCACAAATTTTAAAACCGCACATTTTTGGAACACAATCCGCACATTTTAAAAATGAAAACCGCACAATTTTTTTGAGCAATCGTTAAATTGTATTAAAATGTGCTTTTCGTTCCATTAAGAACATAATCTCTATTATTCTTTAGAATAATAGAGATTTTTTCTTTTTTAGGGGTATTTAGCAATTATTTTGGCAATTTTTAAGATTTTTATTATTCTAGTGTAATTATCTTAAACAATACTTAAATAAAAAATATTATAAAATTTGATTATTTTATTAGTTCAATCCAGCACTCTGTCCTCGGGGGACTTGAACTAAAATAAGAAAAGAAAAGACTTCAAGCCGATTATATGAGAGCATTTATAGCTGAGCTTGACTCAAAGCCTAATTTAATTGAAGAATTTGACATTGATATTTGGTCATACTTAATTGAAAAAGCAGTAGTTAATCAAGATGAAAGCATCACGTTCATTTTCAATAACGGAAAAGAAATTAAAATTGCTGAGTGAAAAATCCCAGCTTTTTACGTATTATATTATTGAGGGGTTCTAGAACTCTCCCTAGATAGCACTAAGTCATGGTGATGCTCGGCATTCAAGTACCTATGGGCCGTAATAGATAGCCGTACGCAAGATTAAGGCAATTAATCAGGTTTGACTCCAACCTAGATAAATGGAGTCTTTTTCTTTTATTAGTAAATTTAAATCATGATGGGAATAGTACTATAACTACAAAAATCCTAGGGCTGCCTAGGATAATATATTTAGTTAGAAATATTATTTCTTTTTCTTTTTATTGTAAATATCGATAGGAACAAATTTAGGTTTGTTACTATGAGGACAGTAGCTTATAGGATAAGGACCGCTATCCCAACATTCTTCAATAATGTCATATGAGGCTTCCTCTTTGAAGTCACAATTAAGACACTTTAGTATAATTATTTCTTCATAAGAATCCTTATCAAGTTCATCTATAAAAAATTGTCTATCTTCAATTGGAATTAATTCTAATGTTTTTTTAATATCAATTATTGGCATTGGCCCAATAGGAGTTAGAAGCTCTCTAAGTCTATCAGCTTCCTCATTATCATCATTCATATCAGCTTCAAATATTGATGCATATTCATCAATGTGTCTAGGGTATTCATTAGGCTTTGAAGGTGGTATGAATTCACTGAGAACTTTAATGAAGAATGCGTGCATATTAAATTATTAGATGTGCTATTTTGTGGTATAATTATATTGTTTATATTGTTTTCGAAAGAAGTGAGTTTTATGAAGGAAAAGAAAGATAAAAGTATATATATTTCTTCAGCAATATTTATTGTATTAATGGGTGTAATATCTATGATGAGCGATATGACACATGAAGGTGCTAAAAGTATTTATGGGCCTTTTTTGTCATTAGCAGGAGCAACACCTCATGTAATTTCTTTAATATCAGGCTTAGGTGAATTTATTGGGTGTTCTTTAATATTAGTAACTGGTGCAATAGCAAATAAGACTAAGAAGTATTGGACTATGACTATAATAGGCTATATGATAAATCTTCTTGCAATACCCATGCTTGCTATAACTTGGAAAAATGGATGGGTGTTTGCTTGCACATTAATTTTAATTGAAAGAATTGGTAAAGCAATTAGAAAGCCAGCAAAGAGTACTTTGGTATCATTTTCATCTAAGAATTTGGGAGAAGGTAAGAGCTTTGCTTTTGTTGAGTTTTTAGATCAAATAGGAGCATTCGTTGGCCCCCTAATTTTAACTTTGGTTTTATCATTAAAAAACACTACTGATTTATTTAATTCATATAGAATGTGCTTCTTAGTTTTAGGTATACCAGCAATATTAACATTGATTATATTATTATTTGCTAAAATGAAATATCCAAATCCTGAAAATTTAGAAGAGGAAAATAATAAAAATGAGAATGATTCAAAATTTAAGATTAGTAAGAGCTTTATTTTTTATTTAATAGCTATTGGATTATGTGCTGCAGGATTTATAGATTTTCCTTTAATTACTTATCATGTGGGTAATTTAAATATTATCAAGGTTGAATATTTACCTATTTTATATTCTATTGCTATGTTAATTGATGCTTTTGCAGCTTTATTGTTTGGAGTATTATTTGATAAATTTGGAATTAAAGTATTAGTTTTATCAACATTGTTATCATTTTCTTTTCCACTTTTTATATTTAATTATTCAAGTAAGCCAATGATTTATATTGGTGTTGTTATGTGGGGCTGTGGTATGGGAGCTCAGGAATCCATTTTAAAAGCTGCAGTAGCGAAGCTTGTTCCAAAGGAAACTCGATCACTTGGCTTTGCATTGTTTGAAGGCATATTTGGATTATGCTGGTTTATAGGCAGCTATGTATTAGGATGGTTATATGAATTTGACTTAATTGCATTAATAATTACTAGTATGTCATTTGCTGGAATATCAATTATATTCTATGTGCTAAGCTCTTTATGTGGTGA